TTTGTAGAAACTTAGCATTGACTGATAACATCGCATTCCCTTGGTTTGCATCAGCGGGTTACACAAGAGGTCTTGTTAATTCAGTTAAAGCGAGAGTTAAACTAACTCAAGAAGATAGAGATACTTTATATCAAGGTAGAATCAACCCAATCGCAACTTTCTCTGATGTAGGAACTGTAATTTGGGGTAACAAAACTTTACAAGTTGCTGATACCGCTCTTAACAGATTGAACGTTAGAAGATTGTTACTACAAGCTCGTAAGTTGATTTCAGCAGTGGCTGTAAGATTATTGTTCGAACAAAACGACCAAATCGTAAGACAACAATTCTTAGACAGTGTTAACCCAATCTTAGATTCAATCAGAAGAGACAGAGGTTTATACGATTTCCGTGTAACAGTTTCTTCTTCACCTGAAGACTTAGATAGAAATACACTAACAGGTAAGATTTACTTAAAACCTACGAAGGCGTTAGAATTCATCGACATTGAATTCTTCATCACTCCAACAGGAGCTTCGTTTGAGAATATTTAATACTATCAATAGTATTTCGAAATCCCCCACCACAAATGGGGGATTTTTGTTTAATAAAGGTATTTATATGTTATGAGAAAAAAATTGATTATCAGTGAATCAGAAATCGATGAAATCCGTAGAATGTATGGATTGGTGACAGAACAATCTTCTTCATTCTCTATACCTAAAGAAGTTGCTGGTTTCATTTCAAAAATAGAATCAGTTTTTTCGTATATGGAGCGGGGTAAAATTGTAGGGAAAACATATAATGGTTCTGAAAATTTGAATCTATTTAAAAACTATGTTGAAAATACAATAGGTTTTGATTGTTGGAATAATATGAGTGATGCTTTCAAAGCACAGTTATGGTCTTATGCTTTTCAGGCTGATTCCGGTCAAAAAGGAATGTTTTTTAGATGGGTGGCTGGATTGGCGAACGCAATTGACCCTTCGATTGATAGACTTAGCATTGTTAATAAACCATTGGAAAACAAGAATGTTCAAGATGCTATAAAATTAATTAAAAAAAATTGTTCAAACATAAATGATTACTATGAACAATATTTGAATGTAGTTGATTCTCAGTATAAATCTGGTGATTATAATGATAATTACAAATACATATGGCGATACAGACCAATTGCAATTTCAAGATTAATGAATGGTGAAAGTTGGGATAAGGTTAACCAAGATTGGAAATCATCTCTAAACAATGTAGTTACGACTATCCCTTCAAAGGTGGTTGATAAATCTGTTACGAAATCAACTGATAAAGTTGTTTCCGAACCAACGACGAACTCTCCATCTAAAAAGAAAGAAAAGATAACAGGTAAAGACTTACAGGAATTCTTGGACAACATAAGAAGTAAAACAGTCGGTCTCAAGGTTGATTTTGATTCTGTGAATATTGACATGGATAAACGAGAATTGACTTTTAGTTTAGATGAAACCAAAGAACCTGTCAAAAGGTTGACATTTGCAGTTAACTTGCGTGATGAGAAAACTTGTGAATCTTGTGTTAAAATTGGGGAAAAAAACAATGTTCCTGATAACAAGAGAATTAAAGGAAAGTTTGAGAATGGGACAAGAATTTTCGAGTTGTTTGCCCTTTATTAAAAAAGGATATTTATATAATATGTTAAGAGTTATTAAAGAAGGTTTTAAAGAACCTAATAGTCCAGATATGAAATATTATGCGTTCGATTGGGACGATAATATTGTTCATATGCCAACAAAAATCGTTCTTAAGACGGATGATGGTGAAGAGTTTGGAATGAGCACAGAAGACTTTGCAGAATATAGAAGTGAAATAGGTAAGGGTCCTGTAGAATATAAAGGTAAAACTATTGTAGGGTTTGCTAACAATCCTTTCAGAAACTTCAGAACTGAAGGAGACAAACAATTTTTGGTTGACGCAATGAAAGCCAAACTTGGACCAGCGTTCGACGATTTCAGAGAAGCAATCAACAATGGTTCAATATTTGCCATCATCACAGCAAGAGGTCATAACCCCAACACACTGAAAGAAGCTGTCTACAATTACATTATAAATGATTTCAACGGTATAAGTAAGGAGAGTCTTCTGAAAAACCTTAGAAAATATAGGTCGTTCGTCGATGAGGAAGAAATGACTGATGATGATTTAATCAAGTCTTATTTAGAACTCAACAAATACCACCCCGTTTCTTTTGGTGACGATAAGGGTGCAGCAAGTCCTGAAGAATTAAAGGTTATTGCGATGGATGATTTTGTAAGTTATATTAAAGGAATGGCTGCAGTTTTAAATAAGAAAGCATTTCTTAAAAAAGAAATAGGTAATAAATTCGTTCCAACAAAACCAGTTATAGGATTTTCAGACGATGACCCTAAAAACGTAGAAGTAATGAGTAAACACTTTAAAGATAAACCAGATAATCTAGTTAAGACTTATTCTACAGCTGGAGGAATTAAAAAGGAAGTTAAATAAAGAATATTCTTTTAGAAAAAAAAGTAAAGTAATATATTTTTCCATAACACTATATTTATAACATATAAACGAGAAAAAACAAAACTAATATAACATGGCTGATTTATTAATGAAAATGCCGATACCTTACGAACCGAAACGCCAGAATCGATTCATTCTAAGATTTCCTTCGAGCTTGGGTATAAATGAGTGGTTTGTTGAATCAACTTCAAGACCATCAATTAAAATCGCATCTACAGAAATTCAATTCTTAAATACTTCTACATATGTAGCTGGTAGATTCACTTGGGACGAAATCCCTGTTAAATTCAGAGACCCAATTGGTCCTTCTGCAGCTCAAGCACTTATGGAGTGGGTTCGTCTACACGCTGAATCTGTGACAGGTCGTATGGGTTATGCTGCGGGATACAAGAGAGATATCGACCTTGAACTTTTGGACCCAACAGGAGTTGTTGTGGAAAAGTGGATTTTATACGGAACATTCTTAACAAGTGTGAATTTCGGAACGTTAGCTTACAACACAGACGCTTTGGCAGACATTTCAGCCAGTCTTCGTCCTGACCGTTGTGTGTTAGTATACTAATACTATATACAAAAAATCAATACTAATTATATTTAACCGTAAAGACATAAACTTTACGGTTATTTTTTTATATGGAAAATCAAGCAAGAGACTACGGTCAAGAAAATTTCACATTACCACACGACATGGTGCCCCTACCATCACAAGGAGCATTTTATAAAAATAAAAAGAAAGCACTCAAAGTTGGTTATCTGACAGCGTCTGATGAGAATATTCTTATGGGGGGAGCTGATGATATCACAGCAACTTTATTGAGGTCTAAAATCTATGAACCAGACGTTAGAGTTGAAGACTTATTAGAAGGAGACATTGAGGCTATTTTGGTATTCTTAAGAAACACATCTTTTGGTCCTGAGATAGACATGTCTTTAACCGACCCAAACACAAAAAAACAATTCACGGCTAAAATCGTCTTAGATTCACTTCCAATTATCAAGGGACAAGAACCATCGGAGGATGGAACCTTCACGACCAAATTACCAAAGTCAGGGGTTACGATTAAATTGAAACCATTGACTTATGGGGAAATTAACGAAATTGCAAAAATGGCTGACAGTTATCCTGTCGGAAGAGTTGCACCGAGAGTTACGTGGAGACTACAAAGACAGATTGTAGAAATTGACGGCTCATCTGATAAAGTAGACATTGTCAAGTTTGTGGAGCAAATGCCTATAGCAGACTCCAAATACATAAGAACGTTTATGAACGAAAATGAACCAAGACTTAATATGTTCAAAGAAGTAACAGCCCCATCAGGAGAAAGACTAGCGGTTAATGTTGGTTTTGGGGTTGAATTTTTTCGCCCTTTCTTCTGATTACAGGAAAGGACAACTCGATGAATTCTTTTATTTGAATACATTGCTCAAGATTACTTACCAAGATTTCATCTCAATGCCAATTTTTATGAGAAAATATCTCTTGGATAAATGGTTAGAAACTAATAGAAAGGACTAAATTTTAGTCCTTTATCTATTTATAGATAAAAAGTTTATATATGCAAGAGTCACAACCAGCAGCGAATTCCGCCGATATAGATAAGATTGGTAAAGCAAAAGATGTTTTAACCAATTTAAGTGCTGAGCTAACTAGGATGAAAGCCCCTTTGGATGAAACTCTACAAAAAATGTATGAGATTACAATGGCTGCGGACTCATTAAACAAAACATTTATTGGTAATAGGGCGAGAATCCGTGAAATGATGGAATCGGTTTCAGATGTAACTCCCGAAATTGTTAGTCTTGGAGGGGAATTTAAAGATGTTGGTAAGACAATCGAAGGAATAGCTCTTGGCTCAAGAAGAAATCTAATTGCCACGAAAGAAGATATTACAGAGTTATTTGCGACTAGTGAAATTATTGGTCAAGATGTAAATAAACTCGTTGACCAATTTGCCAAGGTTGGTGTTATGTATTCAGACATATCCGAGCAAGTTTTGGATTCCATAAATTACGCTAACAGTATTGGAGTTAACGCTAAAGCTGTTATGGGAGAAGTTTTAGCAAACACAGAACAATTATCACGTTTCAATTTCGAAGGAGGTGTTCAAGGATTAACAAAGATGGCAGCACAAGCATCAATGTTAAGGTTTGATATGAAACAAACATTTGAGTTGGCGGACAAAGTTCTTGACCCTGATAAGGCAATTGAGGTTGCATCCGCATTCCAAAGACTTGGTGTATCTGCAGGGAACCTTACAGACCCATTCATGTTAATGAATCAATCGATTAACGACCCATCAGGACTTCAAGATTCTTTAATTAATGTAGCAAAACAATTTACATACTTCGATGAAAAAACAAAATCTTTCAAAATAAGTCCTCAAGGAATTTTAACACTAAGAGAGATGGAGGCTCAAACAGGGGTGAGTGCCAAGTCAATGAGAGAAGCGGCTTTATCCGCTGCGGATTTCGATAAAAGAATGACTGATATAAAGAAAACAGGAATAGCCACTGGATTTAGTGAAGATGACCAAAAATTGATTGCGAATCTTTCTAGAATGAATGAGAAAGGAACTGGTTACGAGATAAAAGTTGTCGACGAACAAGGTAAGGAATCTTATAAAAAGTTAACAGACCTAAGTTCAGAGCAACTCAAAGCAACAATAGAAGCTGAAAAAACGAGGCCGAAAGATATAGAATCAGTTCAAAGGAACCAATTGAATATACAAGAGAGTATGTTGGCCAACCTAAAAGAAATAAATGAAAAAATTCTAAGAGGTATTACTGGTAACCAAACTGCGTTGAATAACATTTCAAAATTTTCAGGTGCAGCCAGAGAAAAAGGTCGTAACGTGGCGTCAAAGTATTTCAACGAAGACTACATGAAGACCGTTGAAAAATACCAAAAAGACTTGGCTGCTGCTGGAACTGATGAGAAAAAAAGAAAAGAAATACTCGAAAAAATAGAGAAAGAAATTAGCACAACAGGAGGTTCTGTTTTATCGGCATTCAAAGATGCAGGACAAGATATTGGAAAAGGAAGTTTACCATTTTCGAAACAAATTGATTCTATTTTCAAACTTTTCGATGCGGATAAAATACTGAGTAAAAAGACAGCACCTGAAGTTAAAAATGCATTGAGTAGTTCGACAGGAAGTCCGACTGCAAGTCCAATAGTAAATAATGATTTTATCTTTGGTAGAAATAAAGCCGCTCAAAACGCTACCTCAGGAACTGCCTCAACAGTTGGAGGTGGTGGTAATAGTGTAAACCAAACCATTGAGGTCAAACCGATAAGTGGAAAAATAGATATAAACGTTAATGCAACAGGTGCTGATTCCAAAAGCATTGAAGATATTTTGAGTAAAGGTTCGGTAACATTGAAAGAAAGAATCTTTGAAATTGTTACAGAACAATCTAAGATTACACCTGGTAGAATCAAATAAAAAATAGGAATAACCTATTTATAATAAAAACAATTAATGGGTAGTCCGTTAGATTTAGTTAGCTCAGAAGGGTTTAGAAAAAAACTTATAACAAAGAACTTAGCACCATATGCTAAGTCTCCAAGTAGAACTACGCCACCAACAAACTACGAATATATTCAATCCGACACATCGGTAGTCGATAGTCCTGACAATTTAATTGATGAACCAAGTTATGCGAATAAATTATACCCTCTCAATCAATATGGTAACGAGGGTGGGTATGAACAAGTCCCCGACCCAGGAGGATTATTGAATACTAAGTCAAACGAAGGTGAATATGGTTATCAAGATGCGAATATATTAGGACAATCCTTACCTGAATCACAAAAATGGAAACCACTTAATGTATTTTCTAACGGTGGTGAATTACCTTTGGATAGTGCGGAATTCTTCGATTCGATGAATAGACCACAAGCAACCGCTCTATACAATAACCAACCATATCCAACAACCTTTGTTCCCTCAACATATAGCCCTGTATCTATTTTATTATCACCTGACCCACAAGGAACGAATGGTCTTCTATCACAAGATTCGTTCATTGCTAAATTAGGTGCCGAAACTTTGAGAGCAGAATTTCAAAGAAGAATTGCAACAGGTATAAGACAAAATACTATCGGTAGAATTAATGCATTCAATGTTAGAGGTGGCACAGATATTCTCAACTTAGTTACCGGGAGAGTTCCTTTACTTGAGCCAAACTATCAAATCACAGTTCCAGCCAATCCTATATTGGCTGCAACCGATTTTGCTTTAAGATTAGCAGGAACTATAATACCTGTTTCAACAATACCCGGTTCTTATTTTGACCCTCTAATTAATCAAAGACAACCAACCACAATACAACAGTTAACAAATGCGTTCAGAAGGTCTGCGGTAGGTAAGTTTTTCAATAGACTTGTGGGAGCTGATAAGTCTGGTTCACAATTGTTTTTGAATAATACAGGTGGAGGACAGAAATCAAGGTTATTCGATAATATTGATTACAACAAATATAAACCAAATTATCAGAGAACAATCTTCGATAGATTAGCGGGAGCTTTGGTTGGAACAACAGTATCTAATAGTAATTTTTATGTTGGTTCAACAACCTCTGACCCATCAAGAGTGTTTTCTCCAGGTGGAGATTTACCAGTCAATACTTATGGACAAGAACAAGAAACTCCTGTTTACGGACCATCAGAGTTGGCTCAACTCTACGAAGGAGTTAGTAGGGAAATAAAGTTAGGGCCCAACGGACCAACATATAGTAATGGCGGCGGTATTGAAGGAGGATTTACATGGGTATCTCCAAAATACAAAGATAATGCTGGTAAGAAGGTTGGTATTGGTGGTGAAATACTTGACCAAGACCAAGACTTTAAACCATCGTCATACAACAGCACGGAATCTACAAATATTGAATTCAGACAAGGTTCAATTCTTGACGATACTCAAAGAATTATTGATAGCCAACCTCAAGGTGGTAGGAGATTACAACACGTTGGTAATGCAATTGACCAAGTAAGTAAAATATTCCATGACGGGTATAATGAAATGACGAAGGGTTCTAGAGTATTAACCTACACAGGTTCAATTGGACAAGAAGTCGGAACCGAATATTGTAGAGTGTTTGCAAAAGATATTCCATACCTTCAATACAACGACTTACAGAAAACGGATGGTATGACTACACAAGGTAGAAAATTTGCATACTCCGTAATGGATTCGACATACAACTTGAACATCGCTCCAAATAAAAGAGAGGGAGGACAAGATTCTACAAATTTAGTTTTAGATACTGCTGCTGGAGTTTCTTATGCTAAAAAATATATGTTCTCACTCGAAAATTTAGCGTGGAGAACATCAGCAACACCAGGTTTCAGTGTGGCTGAATTACCTATATGTGAAAGAGGACCTAACAGTGGGAGGGTTATGTGGTTTCCACCTTACGGACTAACGTTCAGTGAATCTGTTAGTGCGAATTGGAAAGGAACTGACTTTTTAGGTAGACCAGAACCTGTTTATACGTATACAAATACCTCAAGGACTGGCTCTTTATCTTGGAAGATAGTTGTTGACCATCCTTCAGTTTTAAATGTGATTGTAAACAAAGTCTTGAGTAATGAAACAAATAAAAATAGAGTTAATAGTATTCTCGAATCTTTCTTTGCGGGATGTAGGAAATATGATTTATACGAACTTGCAAAAAAATATTATACAGTATCACCTGGAGAATTGAATGAATTACAACAAATTATTAATTCAGGAGATTTAAGTAAAGAACAGTTAGGATTTGTCAGAGATTCTGTTGCGACAGGAAAGGACAATTTAGGTAATCAAGCAACATTAGTTGCCGAGCCAAGTCAAAACACACCAAGTGACAACTTAAAACAGTTTCAAAACTTTTCGCTGTATTTTCCAAACAATGACCCTGTTAAAGGAACGGTATCGAGTTATCCTTCATACTATTCGATTTATTTAGGTCAGACAGGGAGCACAAATTACAGTCAAGCTGATTTACAAAACTTTTTCTCAAATGTTGTTGTAAAAAATTATGACGAAATTCAGAATAATTTTTTTGTTCAGTTAGCTAGCACTTTGGAAAATAACCCAAATAGAATCGTTACAATTACTCTTGAAGGTAGTGCGTCTGGAGCCGGAACAACACCATACAATTTAACATTATCAGAAAGAAGAATAGATTCGGTTATAA